GTGTTTTTTTTCATAATATAGATATATAATATCATCATTTAAGACATAATGCAAGCATTATTCCAATAAAAATGGACTAAAAAAAGGTAGTAAAATCAACGATTTAGAGAGTTATTTAGAATTATTATAAACTGTTTCAGTATATGAAACGATATAGAGACACCTAGGGCGTTAAAAATGAGTAAGTTTGTTCTACTTTTGTTCTTCTTTATGCCAACGACTCAATTTACCTCTAAAGTAGTGTTTTGAGGGCTCATATCTATTAGATACATTATCATACCACCACTTTGAGAAAGAGTTTAGCATGGTCTTAAACTGTGCCATCTTCTTCGCCCTAGTGTTGAAGTTTGAGATATCAAATCAAATTTCGGATTAAGTTTTTACCTAAAAGGTATTACTTATTCCTATTTAGACAAATTAATTTTTTGATAATTTTTTGAGCGACTCTTTGAGAATATCAGAGCCACCGATACGAACATTGATAATTCCATTGTAGTAATCATCACTCTCTAAAACTTTTCTTTCAAACTGTTCTTTTGCTTCTAGGTAACTCGCAACACCTCTGCTAGAGCAGTAGTGTAATATTTCTCGGGTAAATCTGTGTTCACCCCATTTAAGAACATCATCATTTAGATGAGTAGAAGAGCCCCAATAAGTTTTCCAATCACTTTCTTTTGTGCCTCGTCTTTTGTTCTTTCGACCTTTAAGTGGTTTCTTTGTAGTTTTGAATTTTGCTAACTTCTTACCAACATACATTTTGTGATTTACTAAATTTGTTATTAGATAAACAAAAGCTTCACAATCTTCTGGAAGTTCTTCGACTACTTTACCTTTATAGGTCCAGTTAGTCCCAGTTTTCATCAATGTCCGTTACTGTTTCTTCAACTTCTTCGTGTTCTTCACCACAAAATGGACAAAATTGTTCTATGTAATCTTCGGGCAAGTCATGTTTTACTATGTAAGTTGCCGAGCAGTTATCACATACTGTCTTTAGATTAGGGTTTTTTATCATAGTTTAAATCCTTTAAATGTCTCTTTCTCCACATCTTGTTTAATACCGCCAACAATATAACTTTCTATTTCTGTTTCTTGTGGTGCATTTTGTAGTCCACGACTATTCAACCAATGAGTAGTCCAAGGTAGTGGATTGTTATTCGTAGGTTGGTCATATGGTCCTTTTAAACCAATCCCTTTCATTCTTTTATTTGCCATAAATTCTACATACTGATTTAATAGTGTATCATTTAGACCTATCATAGAGCCGTGATTAAACAAATACTTTGCCCATTCTTTTTCTTGTTGAACAGCAGTATCGTACATATCATATACTCGTTGCTCTTCTTCTTTCATTATCTGTAGCATTTCTTTATCATTCTCTTTATTACGGTAGTTATTTATGATGTTTTGTGATACGGCTAAATGTAAGTTTTCGTCTCTAGCGATTAGAGATATAATTTTAGCAGAACCTTCCATCAACTTTAATTCACCAAATGCAAACGAGCAAGCAAACGAAACATAAAATCTAATACCTTCTAATATATTTACATTAATTAGTGTAAGATATAATAATCTCTTTAATTCTTTTTGATTACCTTTACCATTTAAGTGATACTGGTGAGAATATGTAATAAATTTATCGTATGCTTCAGTTACAGTTTTTGCTCTTGCCATAATCTCTGGTGTTTCAATAATGGTATCTAATACAGCTGTTGGGTCTGAATAAACATTTTTCATTATGTAAGTATATGAGCGACTATGTATTGTTTCACTAAAGTCCCACGCAACAAGCATAGACTCTAGTTCAGGCAAACTACAAAAAGGTAAGAAGGCTAAACATGGTCCACGACCTTGTACACTATCTAATAGTGTTTGATACTTTAGATTAGATGTAAAGATATGTTTTTGTTCATCTGATAATTGTAGATAATCATTTCTATCTTTTTGTAAAGATACTTCTTCTGGTCGCCAAAAGAAACCTAATTGTTGTTGATTTAGTTTTTCAAAAACAGGATATTTTTGTTGGTCAAATCTTTGTGTATTAGGATCTTCACCAAAAAACATAGGTTGTTTTAACCAATCAACTTTCTCTGTATTAAATGTTTTCATTATATTGCACAAGCCTCACAGTATTCTTGATAGTCCTCATCTGATTTAAATTCCTCTCTAGGTTTCATATCTTCTTTTACATCATCATGCCACCCAACTGAATGAGTAGGTTCATCTACATCTGATTTTGCGTCATATGTATTTTGATAATAAGATGTTTTCCAACCTAATTTATATGTGGTTAACAAGTCATTTGCCATTACCGAAGTCGGCACCTCGCCGTCAGTATAGTTTTCTGGATTATAACTCCAGTTTCCACTTATTGCCTGGTCAAAATATTTCTGCATAACAGAAATTGTATTAATGTAACCTTCGTTACTTTTCATATCCCATAACAATGTGTAGAAATTCTTTAGTCTGTTGTAATCAGGAACTATTTGTTTAAGTGTTCCTTTTTTACTTTTTTTAATTGAAAGAAAATCACGAGGCGGTTCAACACCATTCGTAGCATTTGAAACAACCGAACTACTCTCTGACGGCATTTGAGCTGAGAGCGTACTGTGTCGGAGACCGTGTTTCTTGATATCCTGTCTAATAGCAGTCCAATCATAACTTAACTTTCTTTTAACTATATTATCAACATCTTTTTTATATGTGTCTAATGGTAGAATACCATCACTATATTTAGTTTTATTAAAGTATTCACAAGCACCTCTTTCTTTTGCTAAATCATTACTTGCTTTCAATAGATAATATTGAAATGCTTCTGTAACTTCATCAACTAGTTTCCATGCTTCTTTGTCATTATATTTAACTTTGTTCTTTGCAAGATAGTGAGCAAGACCAATGTAACCAATACCTAAACTTCTTCTTGCAAGTGTAGATTTCTTTGCAGCTTCTACTGGATACTCTTGATAATCAATTATTTCTTCTAGTGCTCTTACAGATAAATCGCATAAGTCTTTTAATTCATCTTTCTCTTTTATTAAACCTAAATTGATAGCAGATAAAATACATAAAGCAATCTCACCATCGGGGTCGTCTATATGATTTATAGGTGTTGTTGGTAGTGTAATCTCTTGACATAAATTAGACATATAAACTTTATCTTTAAAAGATGAATGAGTATTACAATGGTCTATATTCATAATATAGATACGGCCTGTTTCTGCTCTTTCTTTTAACAGGTCCATAAATAAAGTTTGTGCTCTTATTTTCTTTTTAGTGATAGATGTTTTTCTTTCATACTTCTCATACATTTCATCAAACTCTGGCATACCAAATGATTCATATAGACCAGGACATTCATGTGGAGAAAATAAAGTTATTTCTTCATCTTTAATAAATCTTTCATAAAATAGTTTAGATATCTGTATAGAATAATCTAACTTTCTTACTCTATTATCCTCTGTGCCTTTATTGTTTTTTAAAACAAGTATATCTTCTATTTCTTGGTGCCAGATTGGGAAGTGAACTGTTGCTGAACCTCCTCTGACTCCGTTTTGTGTACAACACCTAACCGTTGCTTCAAATTTTTTAAGGAAAGGAATGACACCAGTATGTTGTATCTCACCTCCACGAATTTTTGAATTGATACCTCTAATTCTTCCTGCATTGATACCGATTCCTGCTCTTTGGGCAACATAACGGCCAATAGCCATATCGGAACTAAAGATACTAGGAAGAGTGTCATCGCTATCAACCAGTACACAACTCGCAAACTGCCTAAGAGGAGTACGAACACCAGCCATAACAGGCGTGGGAATATTAATTTTAAATTTACTGATTGCGTCATAGTATTTCTTGACATATTGTAACCTACTTTCTGTTGGATACTTTGCAAATAATGTGGCAGAAATCATCATATACATAAATTGTGGTGTTTCATAAATTTCACCATTACTTCTATCTTGTACTAGATACTTGTCTATAACTTGTCTTAGCCCTGCATAGGTAAAACTATAATCTCTTTCGTGGTCTATCCACATACCCATTCTATCAATCTCTGCTTCAGTATAATTTTCTATTATATCTTTGTCGTATAATCCTAAATCGACAAGTTTTTTAATGTGGTCTATAAACTTTGGATGTTCCCATAATCTGTGAAACAACTTTTTTCTTAAAGAAAATAAAAGTAATCTAGCTGCGACATATTGATAATTAGGACTCTCTAAACTTATTAAATCATTAGCAGACTTAATTAATATTTGTTGTATATCATCTGTTGATATTTTATCAAAGAATTGTAAACCACTATTCATTTCAACATGAGAAGCACTAACGCCTGTAATACCTTCGGTTGCAAACCCAACCATTGAGTGAATCTTATCTATGTTTAAGGCTTCTAAGCCTCTGCCGTTTCTTTTTATTACATTTATCAGTTCGTTAGAGACCATGTGCTTAAATACCTTTCCAGTTGTTAATATGTTGTAGTGCTGTTAATCCGCAATATGTGTTATTACTTATAATAGTTTCGACCTCTGCTGAGGTCTTTCCTGCAATTATCATGTCATTAATATCTTTATATTTCAATGTCTTTGGCCACACAACCAAATTAAATTTTTTATCAACAGCCGTTATCATACGATTAACTATTTCTTGATTGCGTGGTTCATTATCAAAGACCATTGTACATTGTTGATGGTTAATTTTTATGTCTGCGTCAGCACCTGCAAGTGCGACAGCATTACTCAAAAATAAACTATCAATAGGTCCTTCAGTTATCTTTACAGGTTTATTTAAATCTAATCTTTCAAGACCATATATTTTTTGTTTTGTATTATCAAACTTAATAGTTATATATTTTGGTTGTTCTTTACCAAAAGCACGACCTTGAAAAGCAAAAAAGTTACCTTCTCTATCAAAGAAAGGTATTACAACTCTAGGATGGTCGTCTCTTAAACTAGGAAATTTATTAGGTACAATACTATTAGTCCATTCGTAAAATTTAGGACATAAGTAAAACTTATCCCAATGTTCTTTTGGTATTAATCTTTTATATACAAATTGTTTTGCTGGGTGTGTTGTAACTAATTTATCAAAACTAACCAACTCATCTAATGTTCTTTCATGAGCTGTTTTCTTTTTTAATAATTTAGATGGTGTAAAATCAAACTCTGGTTTTTCTTCTTGTACTTTACCATCTTTAAATCTTTCAAATACATATTCTTTGTGCATAGTAGGGTCTAAAAATTTAATTAAATTACCTAATGTCTGACCCACACCACAATTATGGCATTTGAAGAACATATCGGATTTTTTACGATATACAAATCCTCTAGCCTTTGATGATGATTTTTTAGAATCACCACAATGCGGACACCTAAAGTTATATAAGTAGTCTGATTTTCTTTTAAATTTTTCTAATCTTGTTGAGAGAAGATTGAGGAACTTGATATCAATATAAGAGGACATATGTACACATTATAACAGGTCCTTTTGGTAAAGTCAAGCACTTAAAACATTTTAAATAACGGACTATCAGGATTAGACATCATGAGTCCAATAATAATAGAACCACCAATAATAACCCAACGCCATTTCTCTAATACACCAACTCTTTCAGATAATTGAGTTCTTACCATTCTTATTTCATTGAGTAATTTAGTTTCTGATTGATATTGAGATTCTCTCAATTCTCTATTATTAGTAGTAATTCTAGAGTGTAATTCTTTAAGGTCATTGTCCCATTCTTTTCTACGAGACTCTAAAGTAATAAAAATATCATCATCTGTCTGCTCTGCTCTTGATAGTTTTTGTTCTTGTTGAGCAATCATACCTTTTAATGATATGGTAATTTCAGTAAGTTTATCTACAGCAACTTCTAATCTTTGATGAATAAGCTCGCCAGTTTTAGCGTCTTTTTTTAATAATGCTATATCTGTTTTAATTTTTTCTAGGTCTGACATGATTATTCTGCTTCATAATAATCTTTGTATGATAAAATAATTTGTCTTTGCTCTGCTAATTTATTTCTTATGTCAGCAAAGTTAAGTGCTAACTTTTCATAACCTGTGTCGGTTACAGCAAATAAAGCATAGTCACCATTCTTATCATTCTTTACTTTCTCAAAAACTTCATCAGCATTATCTTTTGTAATAATAATCCAGTCAACATCTTGTAATTTAAGAGGCTCAGGCATTTCTAATGCTAATGGTGCTCTTTTCTTTTCTAAACTATAAGTTTGTATAGTTTTTACACCAGCAGCACAACTACTTAACAGTATCGCTACTAGACCAAAAACTAGGACATTCCCTATTCGGTGTACCATTTAACTCCTCCTCTGTTAGTGGACTACCAGACGCAATCTCCATACATCTAGCAGCACTATCACTTGCTTTGTTTATAATTTTTTCTACAAGACCAGGTTTGTTTTCTGCAAGATTGCCTATGTCGTGTTTACCTAATCTATTGTTCAATGCGTCTCTATCTTTTTGTAGTTTAGCATTTACTTCTTCTACTTTTTTTAATGTACTTCTTATTTGTTTCAAGTCTTTTGTTTGTTGTTCAATAACTTGATTACTCTCTTGTACAGCAGTCTCTAGTTTAATTTGATTTGTTTTAAGTATAGCATTATCTTTTTGCAATTTGTTTACATACAGATATCCACCACCTGCACCTGCCAACATTACTAATACTAAACCTATTTTTAAACTACTAAACATTATTTTTTCTCTAATTTTTTAATTCGTTTTTCTAAATCGTCAATCTTCTTTGTTATTTTAGGATACTTTTTTCGCCATGCTTCTGGATCATTTTGCAACCATGTCCAACCCCAACGATTTACTAGATATTCTAATGTGCGGTCAAACTTTGCTACACCCCATGTTGCCATTTTTGTATCTTTAAACCAAAATAGAAAAGCAGCACCAAGTAATGAACCTGCAATAGCAGTATAAATCCATAATCTATCTGTAGCCATACGTTCAATCATTTCCCACATTACTTTTTATCCTTTTGTTTTTTACACAGTTCATAGTAAGTACCCATAGAGTGGTCAGAAAAACCATCAATTTTAAGTTTTAATAAACCTCTCCATGTGCCTTTTATCCATTGTGTAAACATATACCATCTACTAAAACCTTCTTTTAAATTGCCATCACAGTCAAAATATTTTAACTCTGTGCTTTTATGAGAAAATCCCATAAGTTCAGGTGGTACTTTTGTTACGATATCGTTATTATTTCTAATACGATAACAATTGAAATTCATATTTTTGATTAATTCTTTATCGCCAACTCGTGGTGAACCATAAGTATAACATACTGATTTAGGGTCGTCTATTCTGTCAGTATAAAGAGTTGCAAGTGCAGCCCCTAAACTATGACCTGTTACAACCAATTGTTTACCTTTACCATTTGAATTGTAGTGAGTCCAAATATCAGCCCAAATATCATTGAGTGCGTGTCTAAATCCAGAGTGTATTTTACCTTTTGATCCTGTAGAATTACTATTAGGCATCCATTCTCTTTTTGATTTAAGAAAAGAAACGTCTGCCTTAATATCTTCCCAAGATGTAGGTTCTGTACCTCTAAAAACAACTACATAATTTTTATCACAAGATAATACATAACATTCAGTACCGCCTTGTGAAAACATAGTAACATTATCCCAATCTTTCGTATAGATTTTTCTAAACTCTTTCTTAGGTAAATATGCGTTCATACTTAAACGAGCACACATTGTAGCTGTTTGCCATGAAAACTTATTGTTCAACACACGAGCCATAAAAATTAACCTTGTTTTTTAACCATTGAGACAATACCCCATATGATAGCTGCATACGCTGCTAACTTTACGAAAGGGCCGCCTAGTACTACTAGGAGTCCAAGTGCAACTAGTGAAGCACCTGACCATGTTGATATCTCTTTTACTCTTCCTTTTAACCAATCCATTTGATTTTTCTCCTTTGTTTGATTATCTCCCCATGCTGCCATTTCAGCAGTTAGGTAAAGATTTCTTACTTCTTCTTTTTTAGTTCCTTTATCCATTTTTCTCTCACTTTAACATTCTCTTTTTTTCGTAATGGATTGAGTGCAGCCATAGGTTTCATATAACTCATTGAAGGAACTTGTAGTCCCATGGCATATTCTTTAACAAATTCTTTGTATGATTTTGACATTGATTATTTAGAACCACGAACTTTTGCTGCTAAGTCTTTGTCAGCGCCGCCCCATGTTCCAGATGATTTAGTTACAAAACTATTTACTCTAGCAAATGCCCATTGTTGTTGCGTTGCACCAGGTCTATGTCCGCCTTTCCATGCAGCCATACCTCTGTCATAAACTTTCTTTAGTATAGAATAAGGCATACCTGTTTTCTTTGCTTTGTTTTGTAGACCTTTGATTGCCTCATCTAAATCAGCTTCTTTCATCGCCATTGCTTTTAGATGTTTTACTTTTTCTTTAATTTCATCTTTAGGTCTTTCTAAATCAGGAACTGTTCTATCAATAGTTTCTTTAATTTTAAATCTTCTTAATAGTCTATCTTTCATAGTTTCCTTATCTTTCTTTTTCTTCATAACAACAGTAGATGAATCATCACCTGTTCCTACAACTGCTGTGCCTGTAGCATTTGCAGGTGCATCCTCACCATACATTTTTTTATATTTTTTTGTAAATGTAGATGGTTTTGTTTTTGCCTTAGCGTCACCAGGTGCTGGTTTGTAATCGTCATCATCATCTGATTTTTTGTAAGTGCCTGATTGTTTCTTAAAAAACTTTGCTCTTTTTGTTTTAGTATCTTTATCTAATTTTTTGTAATACTTTTTAGGTTGAGTACCTTTTACTTTTTTAACATCTTTATCTTGTGGCTGTGCGTCTAAATCTTCATACTTAGGACTTTTCTTTTTCGTGCCATCTGCTCTAGGTATTAAACCTTTTGCTTTTAAATGTGCCTTGTCAGTAAAACCTGCTTTACCTGCTTTAAATCTTTTCATAGCGTCTGCTGTATTAGGCGTTGGCATATAAGTCCTCCGTTGTTAAATATACGTCTCTATACTTGAATACATCATAACCCATAATAGTGTCTGTATTGCCTTCAAATATAACTTCTTCGTTTATATTTATGACTATATCACCCTCTAAATCTGTAATATCTCTGTTCACTCTGTAAGTGCCAGGTGTTAATGGTTCCCCATAGTTTTCGTTTATCTCAAACTCAAAACCATTTTCTCTTAAATGTTTGTAAACTGTTTTTTCTACTTCTAAATTTTGACCATTTTCTTCTTTGAAAAATGCTATAGCCGCAGCTGCAGAGGTTGTTATTGGTCCTCTGATACCGACTTTACTTAATAATCTTTTGAGATTGAATACGAAGCGAATTAATAATGTGTATGCTTCTCTTGCTTTTGGTAATTCTTGACTAGAAAATGTTTTTAGAAAATCTTTTGATTTAATTAGTACCTTACCTTTATCATCTATGATACCAAACTTGTATGCTTTGGTTTTATTGAAAGGCGTTACTAAAAGTTTTAAAACTCTGTATGCGATTAAGGCGTCTATTACTCTTCCCATTTATATTTTTCCTAGTTCTGCCATAACACTTTGATTTATTCGTACATCGGTCATATCATTTTCAGGCATATAATGTAAGAATACAAGAATAGTTTTAAGTAAGGACCAATGTTGTCTATCTATCTTAAAAAATAATAGAGTAGTAGCAGCGTCTATACCAAAAACATTTGCCAAGACAATTATATGATTAATAATTAATCTTGACTTTAATTCTTTAGATGTATCATACTTTCTAAATAATCTTTTCAGATATTTAAATCGTTTCATATCATCCAAAAACTCTTGTTCATCTACACATGAAGGATTATCGTAATGTTTGATAGCAAACATATTAATATTCTCAGGTGTGAGATGTTTAAAATCACTCATAATAAAACCAATCTGTACATATCAATATATATATGTACTTAATTAAACTAAATTCGCAAATACTTTGTAAGTGTTATTAGGCTGTTTTTCCCAATTAAATTCTAGTTTCAAACCGCCTTCTTTTCTGTGAGATATACCATCACCATTTTCAATATCACCTTCACCAGATGTTGTATTGTCAGATGTTTTACCATATCTTCCACCAAACTGTGAAACTTCTACTACTGATTTGCCATTGTTACCTTCAATTTTAGGTATAGTGTAACTTAAGCCAATAGTTCCTAGTTTCATCGCTAATTGGTGCATAGCAGCGTCTGGTTGTACATACTCTTGTTCAGCGATTGCACCTACGAAAGCATTAACTTTTTGTAATGACTCAGGATTTGCAACATCAAAAATACCCACATTATCATTTTCTACTGATTGGTGAGAAAATCTTTCTGTTGCAGCTTCGTTATACTGTTTAAAGCTTTTCATTTTTTTCTTCCTTTTTCTTCTTTGGTTTTTCTTCGGTTTCAACAACCTCTACATTAGGGTTTTCTGTTGTTATCTCAGAAAGAACCGTATTAGAATCTTCATATTGTTTTCTCGCTCTTGGCGATAAACTATTTAATTCTTCTTGCGATAATTTGTCCATTAATCTTTTCTCCTAAGAGGTTGCAATATCAAGAGCCTGTTGTTTTTCAGCAGGCATTGGTGCGTCTTTTTCTGCAATTTGTTTTAGAAACATATCACATTGTTGTATTGCACCAGCTAAAGCATTCAAATTATTTTTCATACTCACAATCTTGACTTCACTATCCTCAATTTGTTGTTTCACGGTTTGAAAATCTTTCTCTAGGTCAGACTTTCTTGTTTCAATTTGTTCTTTATTAATACTCATTATATCTCCATATTAAATTAGGGAGGGGGCGAACCCCCTCCCAAAGTTTTAAGTAACCAACTCTCTCTAATTATTAAGCGTCAGAGAATGCTGGAGCAGTAGCGTCTGCAACAAAACCTGAAATGTAGTAGATAGTCGCTGAGTGTCCAACGATGTCTAAAACATAAGCAGCAGGAGTTGCTAGAGTTAAGATACTGTTTGAGTTACCATCAGCAAATACAACAGCAGATGTTTGACCAGTTTGGTCTGTATCGTGGTGTACTAGAGCGCCTTTGAAGAACAAAGTGTTTCCAGTTGTTTTGATGATGTGGTCTGTAGCGTCTGCAGCTGCACCACCATAGATAAATCTGAAAGACAGACCAGCACTTGGTGTTGGTAGTGTTACAGTTGTATTTTGTGATGTGTCAGGAAATACGTTAGTTCTTCCTGCGTTAGTAGCAGCAGTTGCTGTGATTGAAGCCGTATCAGCTAAAAGTACAGTAGCAGATAGAGCGTTTTCTAATTCTGCGATTGTTACTTTTTTGTTAATCGGTGTTCCAGAAGGATCATCAACAACATGAAGTAAATCTTCTCTTGCTGTAGCTGTTCCTAATGAAGTTAAAGCGGTGATTTTTTTATCAGCCATTTTATTTCTCCCATTTATTTAACCCCTTATGTATTCGGGGAATGTTAGCCCATACATTGATGTTATCTCGTAAGGGATCAATTATATAGGGCATTAGTGCCCTATACAAATATTTATAAG